ATCGATATACGGCATTTTTTTTGCAGATTCGATTGCATGTTGAGAGTGCCATTCTCGCCCTTGCAACGACTTGTGCCAAAACTTCGCCATAGGCACTGCATGAGCAATTATGTTCTCTTTGGCAATGGCTCTGCGCTCCGCAGTCATGTGATTGCTTAAATGCGTCTTGGAATCCAGCAATTCTAGGTTTTCTATTTGATTGTTGAAGCGATTGCCGTCCTTGTGATGGATGTGCATCCCTTTCGGTATTAAACCATTGAAGTATTCCCATACCTTTCTGTGCAGCCTTCTTGAGCCACGCACAGCTTTTTGTTGGGAAGAAAAGTACTGACCGCAGCGATAATACTTGACGCCGTTGAACTCTTGAATTGTCTCTGAAATAACCTTTACCATCATATGTAACGCAGCGTATCAGAGCTTTTGAGCATAGCAAAGAAGCTTCTTGAAACGTGCCATCTGCTAGCATGAACTTATGGTCATAGGTACAGACCACGCTGGTGTTATCTGTGAATGTAATCTTAAGAACCTTGGCTTGCTTGCGGGTTAAAGCGCCACAAGCCTCGTGGTAGTAGCCGTCATGCCCTAGTATATGTACTGAGTAGTTACCGCAAAGATCTTTTAATGGCAGCGGTCCTGAGTCGGTTATAACAAGAGTATCACCAACTAAGCAGGCATGATCATTTCCTGAACTATCTGCATCTTCTGGCTTGCGCTTATCCATGGCAAGTGCGGGAAGTGTTTCAATCAAATACGGACAGGTAGCAAAAATATACAATAGAGCTGGCTTATTAACCAACCTCTGTCTTATCTGCGACCACCCTGAAATACGGTCATTGTCGGCTGGTCTGAACGCTGGATGCTTGTATTTGGCAAAGATGGCGAGGAATTGGTCAGCAATACTAGGTCCGCCTTCGTGCTTAAAGATACTTGGGTCTGCGACTGCAACAACGTTTTCTCCGACGCTAGCAGCGGCGATTCTTGCGGCTTGCTCATTGTTATCAACTCCTTTGCCCCACATCTCTCTGTAGATGATGATACTGCCTTTCGGATACGGAACTTCGGTACCATGATCGTCCCTGCCACTAGAGACTGCACCCCAGACAGCAGCAAAAGGACTACGATAGCCCCAATCGTACCCAAGGTAACGAGGCCAATGCTTAGGAACATTGAAAGGACGAACAATATGTCGACTACTAAACTCAGGGAAGTAAGAACCCTCATGTATCTCAAAGTCTCCCTCCAGCCACGCTCGTACAAGTTCAGGACTGCCTACCATGTGCAGGCGGTTAATATACTCAGGATCTCTTGCCATGAGTATTTGGTTGTCCGTTACCCTACTTGGTATGTAAATGTAATCAAAACTAGCCCCGTTAGGCAGCTTCTTTTCCAGCACCTTCATGCCTTTCGGAGCTGGCTTAATAAACAACTCTTTTAGCCAGTGATGACCTACGCCGCCAGGGTTAAAGGTAAGTATAACCTGACCACCACCCTTACCTCGAAGTGCTCCAAACATCTTCCAAATCGGTGACGGATCAGCATAGTTTCCCGCTTCTTCTACCGCCGCATGACTCAGGTTTTGACCTTGGTACTTTTCTGCGTCCGAATCATCTGCTAAGGGACGAAACCTTAATCGCCCACCGTTAAGAAAGGTAAACTGCTTCTTCTGGTCCTGGTAATGAGCTTTTAAGGGTAGGTAAATCTGCTTAGCTCTTTCAATTAAGTCATCAGCTTGGGGTAGTTCTTTACGGAAGAAGATAGCGTTAAAGTCCCTACCTAACTGCTCCTGCACTACGGCAAACTTACCCAATACGCCATCGGTCTTACCGCCGCCTCGTGCCCCGCCGTAACCTACTAAGGTTATAGGGCAATGAACTAAAGCCTCTTGAGGTCCAGCTTGTGGAGCCCAAATGATTTGGTCGTTTAATCCAGGCTCAGCATCCATCATTTTTGCGGTTGCTCAGGTAAAGGCATCCAATGGGTAATAACTTTAGGTATTCCCAACATCATATGGTCGTATTGAACACGCTCCCAAGTTTCCCATAATTGGATTGGCTTAGTGTTATCGTAGTAGTTATTTTCAGAATTGTCGGAAAGCATCCCAACAGAAACAATAGGCTTATCCCCGCCTTCCATTATACCACATACTAAAACAAGCTCTCCATGCTCTGGCAGTACGTTATCGACGCTAATCCAGTCCATCTTAGCATCCATTCTTTAGCTCGTTACACTCTGCCCAAAACTCTGCCCAACTAACCTCGTACATCTCTACGCAAAAGCTCTTTTTGCAGCAAGGGCAGTAACTAACCTCTAACTCCCGTAGATCATCACAGTCAGGGCATTTCCAAAAGCCGCTAGTTTCCTTATCACTTAGCATCTCTGCCACCCGTCATTACGGCGTTCTCACTGTAAATCCGCTCGACTGCACACTTTGGATTCTGGCACACAAAGTAAGGCCCAATAGCACCAGCAGACAAACTCACGTAGGGCTCCAAAATCTGAACCGTTAGCGTAGAAACATGCTTACAACAAGGACACCGCATCGTCTGGCTACCTTCATCCTTTACACTGTGCTCTATCCCCATTGCCGCTCGTATGCCCCCGCAGTCACCTCATCACGAGGTATCTTAATCACGCCTATACAATACCTGATCCGACAGGAAATTACTTTCCTATTCGTAACGTTCATCCCAACAAGTCTACAGTAGGGGCATTTAACATAAACTAACCTGTCAGCCTCAGTCTTCCTGCGAGCCATCGTTTAGGTACTTCTGTATAAACTCTTCCTTCGATAACGGCTTGGCACTAACTACCGCCCTTACCTCTCCCGTAATCTCTAGCGTCTGCTGCTCAGACCAACCTAGCTTGGTCTTTAACAAATGCAGCAACACAGGTGTATTGCCGTTCATAGCCTCACTAATCGCTACACTAGCCAAACCCTTCTGCATCTGGCTCTGACCCTCTAAAAACTCCTCAGAGTAATACTTATCCAGCAGGTAAGGGGTAATCCTGGCCGCTAGCGCAGCACTACTCTTAGATAATCCTAGCCGTCCTAAATCGCGTATCTGCAAGCCTAACTGCTCGTCCTTCTGGTGGTCCCTCGTCTGCGGAACTACCCGCATAACCGGCGGCAACACCTCTACTTCGGTATTTTTTAAAATTGGCTCAGCCTCAGATTCCGACTTCGATTCCGTTTCGTTTTCATTCATAGAAATTACGCCCTAATACAGAACAATGTTTGAGATACGTGAGACGGAAAATTTTGTGAGGGATGGGATATATATGTAACCGGTACCCTGCCCGTTTCCGATTTGGAATCTAAAACAGAAATTGTAGCCACGTTTCCCCGCTAACCCCTTGGAATTACTATCGAAACTACCTTACGAGAATTAGGAAACTAATTAACTAACGCCACACCATAGGTAACTACGCGATATCATTTAACAATTGCATGAACTCGTCAGCGCTCATGCCGCCTAGCTTGGCAAGTACCACCAACTCAAGCGGCCAGTACATAAGCTTAGCACGTTCACGATACTGCCATGCTTCACGCGTGATACCTATTAGCTTAGCTGCGTGGCGTTGCGTCAGACCTAGCCTCTTGCGGATAGCATAGTAGAGGTTGCCCTTCGGCCTACGAATAGTATGCTTATACCTGGCCCTATGATTCTCTAGGTACAGCTGTCTTAATCTGTCTGTATCGCTACTGATAGAAAGAGTCTCCCTGTCAATCATCACATAAGTGAAGCTACGGGCTATTTACAGTTGTGGCAAGCATAATCGCTAAGTAGCTGATTACATTACGCCTAAAATATACCTACAGTTTCTTGTATTATTGTGCGAATATTACTGTACACAGCGCATCATATATGTCATGATGTAGTTGTGAGTTGGGAATAATCCCAAGTTAGCGAGGAATATATGAGAAAATACAAATACAAGTTATATCTCACCGAAAACATGTACCTAAGTTATGTAAATGACTTTTTGACTGTTGCACGTTGCGCTGAATGGTTCGGTATAACTCAGTCAAGCATGCATCGAATTATAAACTATTACCGCAACAAGTGAGAAAACACATGACCAGATTCGACCGCATCTTGAGCATAGTGTCGCCGTTAGTTGGTAGCGCTGTCGGCATCTGGGCTATCCTTAGCAACTAGCCTCTAAAAGCCTCTAGGTTGCATCCAACTTGTAGCCTAGGGGTATCCCTACCCCGCCCCATTATCGTTTAACCTTGGGCATTCTAGACCTTATGCGGCTGTATCTTACGTCTGATCATAACCTGATTAGCGTCATCCCACACCATTTCATATTCATTACTCGCATCCTTAGTCTCGTTATTAGTCTCGTTAATTGATCTAGTTATTGATCTAGTTAGTGTATCAAGTTGATACAGATTGACCCCCTGTTTTGATACAGATTGACCCCGATTTTGATACAGATCAGCGCCTTGATTTGTATCAGGTTGATACAGATCGTGATTCTGTGGATAACTTGTGGATAAGTACCTCTTACGCCCAGCTCGACGGGCGATTATGTATCCCTCTTGGATTAAAAGTTGTAGGGCTCTTTCAGCCGTAGCTTCAGATTCATTAATTCGCTTGGCTAATTCGTGGCGGGAGATAAAGCAGGGCGTATTATTAGCCTCAAACTGATGGACTATCCCATAAATTAACACCTCTCTAGCTGTAAGCTTGCCAGTTAGTAGGTGCTCAAATGACTTGATGAAATGGGATCGTTTTGATACTTTGAGCATATTGATTCCTTTAGAAACGCTCCCTTACCGTCCAAAAGTCAGGGGGCGTTTTGTTTCTCCGTTCCGCTAGTTATACCCCCCGACAATAATTCCCTCAAGAAAATTATCAATAATCCGAAACTATATGCTGTACACAGGGCATCGTATGGTGTACTGTTAGGCATGGCAATTAAGCCAGAGTGAGGAATATATGAAAAACCAAGTACTTGAAGCATTAGAAAAGCACATCAATCAACGCAGTGGCATTGACTGGCGTAATTATTATTCTACCTGGTCGGATACTGAAGGCAGAAAAGCGTTTAACTCAGAGCGTTACGAAATAGCTAGAGACGGTAAAGACGCTAGAGCGCTTCTGCTAGCGGTGGCAACTAGGGATATTTCAACCACCGACCTTCTTAAAGGTTTTACGGGTCGCTTAGTCTATAATGACGGCACAAATGCTTTTGATTATTACGAGGGTCAATACTTCCCTACTGAGTATCGCGCAGCGGCTTGTCGTGCTTTGGTGACAGTTCTGTGGGACTACCTGAGGAATCAAGGCTATACGACACGCGAACAAATACAGAAATGGGCTTGTGATGAGCTTGGTCGTGGTATTTGCAATCGTTGGTTTAATTAAAAATGACAATAGAAGAAAAAGTACAGGCATTTATAGAGTTAAACACAGTCGGAGACAATCAGCCGGAAGCGGTCTGGCTGTGCTTTAACGACTATAAAGAACTCCGGCTTGGGTTGCTTGCTTTCTATAAAAAAGTAGGCAAGCCACCTGTGACCTGGGATCAAAAATGGTTGCGTAAAGGCTATCATGGCATCGGGTTTATGGGTGCCAACTGCTACTTGAAAGAAGACGCAGTACCGTTACCCGACACTATAGAAGGCTTGAAACAATGGAAAAACACGCCACCAAGCGAAGAAATATAAAGGAGAATAACATCATGAAAAAATACATCATCGCATTAGCATTTATGCCAAGCGTAGCTTTGGCTCAGTCTGGCAATCCAACACTGGACGCCTTGCGGCAGTCAATGGGCTTGCAGCCACTACCGCCGCAACAAGTAGCGCCATCGTACGGTCTACCAGTTCAGCCAGTGTTGCCAGTCCCGCAGGATAATGGACCATGGGGGACAGGCTATAGTGTGGTTACAACCACAAGGGAGAAGGTAAATATTTTCGACAGAGACCTAACAGGGCAAGAAACCGTTCAGCGTATCGTTCCAAACGGTGCCAACGGGCAGCCT